TTCTCAGTTTCCTTTAATTCAGTTAATTTAGTTTCAATAACCTCTAGGACATCTGAGCCAATTTTTTGAACACGTTCATTAGAGGCAATTTGTTCGGTGGCATATGCGCCAGCCATTAAGTAAAATGTTCTCTCTGAAGGTATAAAGGTGGCGATCGTGAAGCAAACTATTGCAGTGATTAGAAAAGGTTTAGTGTAGTTGGATGCTCTTTGTTTAGCTTCTTCTACTAAATCATCGCTACAACAATCATCACACCACATGATGGCAACATACATAAGTGCAATCGCTATCAATAATCCAACACCAAAAAGTATAAGAACCGTTGCAATGTTTCCTGCGATGCTTGCTAAATAAACCAATAATGCTAATTTCATTTTTTAGTTTCCTCTTCTTGTTTCTCTTTGGCATACAACGCTTCTGCACCATCTTCACTAAAGCAGATATCTATTAAGAAAAAGCCATGAGGTGCGTTCGGATTCCATTTAGATAAGTCTGATGAATCCATAATTTCTTCAAACAGATCATCTGAAACGCTGCCTTCTAAGTAAAGTCGAACAGTGACAATGTTGAAGTGCTTCTTTAGCTGATCCCATTCACCTTGACTCAACCATTCTTGATCAGCATGATTATCATCTAGGTACTTAAGGTATTCAGGATGTGCCCAACAGCCCATTTCATCTCTGGTTATTTCGGTTGGTTTTAATTGATTAATCATCTCAACATCTCCAAAAAGTGACGTCCTTGTCACAAAACTAATTAACCAAATAACTGACTTTCACGTTGTGAAGCTGCTGCATCAATGCGTTGACGGTCTTCGTCTGATAGCTCGTCAATTGCTGGATTTGCATATTCAGCGTTGATTTCGTCTTGGCTCTTTGCGACTTCGATGCGTTGAATCACTGCATCTACAAATGGCACATCTTGAACGCCTGCAAACATGTCTTCTTCGGCTGGGTCTTCTGTAGTAAATTCAGCAATACGTTGCTGTTCAACCTCAGCTAAGTACTTGCGGTGTGTATCTGTTAAGCCTTTTTCGTTCTCAATATCGCGGCTAATTTCTATTAACTCACTATGTGAGGTAGCTTTATTCAACTTAAGTAAGTACTTCTTGCGGACATCTAGAGATTTAGAAGTATCAGGCGCTTGAACTTCCTCTTGTACTTCAACAACTGGATCAGGCTCAAGAGGGGTTTCATCAGTCTTTTTTACAGTTTCTTCCGCAACTGTTTTTTCAACTGTTTTTTCACTTTTAGACATCCAGAGCTTAATTAATTCGTTGCGCTCTTTATCGTCCATCACTTCATAAATCTGGCTCTCAAGCTCGGCCATTTCATCTGCTGTCTTAGCTTTTAAAATATCGCGTTTGAGCTCAGCAAAATTAGAAGCACTTACAACAACAGTTTCGGGCGTTACATCAATGATGCGCTCTTGCTCTTCCTCAGATGAGCGAAGACCCATAAGTAGCTCAGGTGCATGTACGCGGCCGAAGAATGAAGCAGCACGATAACGGAGCATTTGCTCAGGCATGGTTTGCCATTTACTACCGTTTTTTGTATACCAGCCTTCTTTTACAGCCATTTCAATTGTAATTTTTGACGATTCAACTAATGGAATCCCATAAGCTTTACAGCACTTGTAAACACCACCATGCTCTTTTAGTTCTTCAATTGAGAAGTTAGGCATTGCGGTACCAGATTCAAGCGCCCAAGCTACGCAACTCTGGTTATTAATTTTCATTTTTTTATTGCCAGTTTGCTTACGACCATTGACCCAAGAAGTTTCTTGATATTCGACGTCCTGTTCGCCTAAGTCTTCAAGCTCAAAGCGAAGGGCAGAGAAGCGACCACAGCTATTAATTGCAGCCATAATGAATTGACTAGACCAGCTTGGACGACCTTCAATTAAGTAAAGGTTCTGCATCACCATTAATGGATCTGCATTTAAGCGAGATGCCATATTTAGTGCGATTACACAGTTCGCTAGGCCGTTAGGGTTTGGCTCTTCACGGAACAACCAATTACCGTTATTGTCTTTACCAGCTTTAATTTTGGTAACAGCTCGGTATTGTTCTGGAACTAAAGTTGATGCCGAAAGCATTTTTGCAATGCGTTGTGATAACTCAAAAGCTTCAAGATTAAGAAGGCCGATAGATTGTTGCGGCTGGATGTTAGCTACTGTATTCATGATAAATTCCTATTTCTAATTAATTAAATTCGTTGTCAATTGCTTGTTTGAGCATGTATTGCGGCAAAGTAATATCTTCAAGATCGGTTGAATAACCTTTCCACTCATTAGTGATTAGTGGTTCTGCAAGTAGTTCCTTGGCCTTGTTGTAGCGCTCTTCGCCAATACTCAAAAACAGGCTGGATGCTCGGTACTGCTTGACGTTGAAAGGTGCTGAACTTTCACCAACCAAAAAGAAGAACTCAGGCTTTTCTTCTGTTTTGTAGTACTGCTGGAACCCTTCACGGTACATAGCTGCAGAAATGTCATACCCAAAGTCAGCGCATGATTTTGAAAACTTGAATTGGCGTGCATCCGTTGTAGTTTTTACATCTAGAAGTAATCCATTCGGAAACTCATCACACGGGATAATGTGATAGTCAGGACGTACACGAAGGTTTAGGCCGTAAATTGGATCGGTAAAGAAAATACTTGCCTCTGCCATACCAGGATTGTTTTGCATAATTTCGTACGAACTAAGAGTACGTAGGTTTTCTGCAATACGTGTTGCACCATCTAGCATCTCTTGATCAATAATGATCTTGCCTTGATTGGCTGCTTCCCAAGCTGCTGCTTCGGCTTTACCTTCTTTTGTACGGCGGTCAAATTTAGGGCCTACTACAAATTCATTTTCAAACTGTTCAGGCTCTAAAAATAACGTGTGTGCCAATGTTCCAAAGTCGAGATGTTTCTTAGATTCACGCTCGTTTTCTTTCAAAATATTGTTTGAATAAAAGTGGGCAGCACTACGCAAAATGTCTTTAAGCTGGCTTGAGCTAAATTCAGGTGATGCGTGGTACTCTTCATTGCTCATGTGCTCAATGAGTGACGTTGTCGGGAGTTCGATTATTGAGTTCATTATTTTGATGCCTCATAAGCTATGCCCATGTCATGAGCTAATAAATTTCCTGAGCCTTTATCCCAAACGATGCCAAGTTCATTATTTAAATAAAATCGCAATGATTCATACTGACAAGGGTTTAGGAGGATTTCAGCGCCTTGATCTACAAGCCAATTTGCAAAATCTTCAATGTCATTTCTACGTGTCAAAACCTGTCTTTTTGCATACTGCTTGTTGCTACCATAGCGAGAGCGTAGTGTTTCCCATTCGTTTGCGGTGCTCATATCAGCCACCGAATAAACTTGCTAAAAAGAATGAAAAGAAGATCCAAACAACTAGACCAAAACCTAAGAAAACAAACATCTTTAACGTGTCTACAAGATGCGCCCAAACATGTTCACGCCAGTTAAAAGCGTAATCACTTGGCTTAGGTTCGGTGTTGCAAGGGGTGGTCGTTTGACTCTGTATAGTTCTTTGTTTCATAATTCGATTGCTCCTAATCGAGTAAGAAGCCCCATGTCGCCAAACAGTCGGGGCTTTTTCATATTTGGTGTTTTTAGTTTACTTAAGGAAACTTTATTGTCAATAGAAAAGTTTATCAAAGGAAACTTATTTTTGTTATATGGAAACTAATGTTTCTTCTAGGCATGAAAAAACCCGCATAAAGCGGGTCGTTATAATTATGTTTTTAAATTAACCTGAACGCCAAACTTGACGGCCCATAACTTTAAAATTAATACCATTTTGCTCAGTTACTTTACGGTCTTTATATTTGCTATTAAGACTATGAAGGGTTAAAACGCCGCCTTCTTCTTTAAATATCTTCTTAAGCATGGCTTCCCCTTCAAAGTAAACAGCATAAATCTCACCATCAATAATTTCAGTTTGTGAAATGTCGATGCCTACCAGATCATCTTCAAAAATGTACTCTTCCATGCTATCGCCTTTGGCCTTAATAATTCTTAAGCATGAAGGATGTACTTGTTTCTTCTGAAAAAAAGATGGTGGAAGAGGGTATTTACCATTTATTGCATCGAAATGAAATTCAATCGGTTCACCTACGCCACATGAAAAACTAGCTTCCACAATATCAATCCATACATATCCATTTGAGGTTTCAAAATCAACAACATCAGGTTCAAGTATGTTGTCGGGGTCAAAAGATTCATTCTCTTTTTTTGTTAGTCCATGTTTATCCATAAACTCTTTAATATTCAAGTTATTAAAACTTGATGGCTCCTTGCCAGATAACAACCAACTTTCCGTAGTTTTTAGAACTTGAGCGAGAGCTGGCATGTATTCCACGCTAGGCGTGTTAATGCCTGAAATCCACTTAGACACAGTGCCTTTCTTAGCTCCTGTCGCTTCAATTAGGTCAACCTGTCTCAATTTGAGCTCTCGCATTCTTTCAAGTATGCGTTCGTTGATCTCGCTCATATAAAAAATCCTATTCAGATGTTTCCAATGGTAAACAAATCTATTGATACCAAGAGAAACTTATGGTTTACTTTAGGAAACTAAAAGTTTATTGAGGTAAACATGACTGTAGATGACTTACTAACGCACTTTAAGGTCGCCAAATATATTCAGCTAACTTCCAAGGTTGGAGTTACACGCGGAACCATTAGCAAATGGAAAAAAAATGGCATTCCGACGGATACCCAAGCACGTATACAAATTTTGACTAAAGGCAAGTTAAAAGCCGATTTAGACGCGATAAGTGCATAGGTGATCTCATGGCTGAAAAATTAACGGCAAGTGTCACCTTTAAGTGCACTGATGAAATGAAAATCAAATTAGAGCGTATTGCTCGTTCAAGAAAGTTAAACGGCTCATCTGAGCTAATGCGTATTGCAGCCATGGACATAATCTTCGAAGTAGAGGAGATGCTTAATTGTCTCCAAATGCCTATCGATCTGACCACGGTTACCGAAGATACAAGAAATACAATTGATTTTGAGTTGATGCCATCGCCGCCAATTCGTACTACTTCACAAAAGACAGGCACAAAAAAAGTCCAACTGTTGCAGCAGAAGGACTTTTTCGCCGTTCACTCAAATTAGTAAACGTAGGTTGGTAACCAATGTTGAATTTAACACGAAATGTGAGGGCTGTGAATAGATGAATACAGCACAAGTCATACCTTTCAAAAAGCCATCACAGCCAAATCAGAAGGCTGGGACTATGTATAGCGATAAGTTTGAAAATGGCTATGTAATGTCTAGCCGTTTATATCGTAAAGAAGTCTGGCCGTTCCTTAGCGATGCGGCTAGAAACGTCTATGCGGAACTCGAAAACCGTATCAATGGACACAACAAAGAATCAGATTTTGTTAGCTACTCTCAATTGCAGGGTGGCGAGCTTAAGGGCGCACGTCAATTAAGCCGTGAAACGGTACGTAATGGTATTAAAGAGCTTCTAAAATTTGGCGTAATAACTGCCATTGCTACTGGCAAAAGAGGGATGAAATCTTATCGATTAAATGACATTTCCCTAGCTAACCAGTTCGGTAATCGAACTGGTTCGGAAAGTGAACCAGTTCAGGAATCGAACCAGAACCAGTTCGGTAATCGTACCAATACTGGTTCGGTAGCCGAACCCACAATAGATAATAAGAATTCTTTAGATATTAAAAAAAAGAAATTGCCTGTTGATAACTCAGGAACAGATATTTTTTCCAACTCAGTCGAATACCACGTTGAGAATAAAAATCTGTACAGCCTGAGAGAGCTTTCAAAAAAATATTCAGTTCAATCTGATTTCACAGCTCAAGCCAAAATTGAAAACTCAGATTTGAGCAATGAACAAATTTTGAATGAGCTCAAAGAATTCGCACAGTGGTCAGTAGCTCAAGAGAAACGCACAGCTCAAGCGTGGATGAACAATTGGATTTACCGACTTCAAAAATTAAAAGCGCCTAAGGGCAAATCTAAATCAACTCACACACCTTCAAAACCAAAAGCATTGAGCGATAGCCAGATTGATTACTTCGCATCAAAGCTTTGCAACTTTGATCAATTTGCATCGATGTACGCAAACGTAGGTGAAAGCCAGAAATCTTTTGAATCCCGTATCGCTGCAAAACTTCGTGATCCTAAGCACCTACGTGAATTCGCTTCATATCTTCGTGATGTGGGCTTCGCTGGCAATTTGGAGGACTTTGCATGAAAGCACCTATGGGAAGTACTCACATCGAAACCGATGGGACTTTTTGGAGCAATTGGCAGGGCAACTGGTTCTTTTGGCGTAACAAGTTTGGATGGTGTCAGTACGTGGGAAGTGTGAACCAAGCATTTCTGAATAATAAACGTGAAATAGGGGTAAAGGCATGAGATGGAGCGAACAGCAGCTACAAGCGCACTTAAATGCTCACAGGAACCGCGCTATTTCTTCCAAGGCTAATCAGAAAGCCGAAAATGATGCAAAGGTACGTGAACAAGTTAAAACGCGCTTAAAACTCAAAACAAAGCAAAATACAACAGGGGTAGAAAACGAAATATTAAACGCTGAAATCTGGATGATTCCACCAAGTGTTAATCACTACTGGATCGCTAAAGGAAAGAAACGCTCATTAAGTCAAAAAGCAATGGAGTTTCACAACTACGTTAGAACCATTGTTCCAATGCTCATGACTGATATGCGCTTAAAACTGGAAGTCACTTTCTATTTTCCAGACCGTAAAACTAGGGATATCGATAACTACTTGAAAGCAACAATCGACAGTTTAGTGAAGTGCCAGTTTTGCCTAGACGATGAGCAGTTTGATGTGCTCCACGTCAAACGCGGCGAAATGGTCAAAGGTGGTTTGATCAAAATTAAAGTGTGGGAAATTTGAGGGAAATCATATGAGCAGTCTAGGTGATTTGATAGCAGAAACGAATAGCCCTCGCGCGCGCGCGCGTTTCATTAACCGTGAGATGAAGAAAAAAACAAAAGAATTCCTATTAAAACGCCGTGCTTACAAACGCCCAGACTTCAACAGAATGATTCTCGACCTAGGGAAACTAGGCTGGACACATGAAACGATTGCACATGTTTTGCCGATCTCTGGCGCCTCTACTGTGAGTGAGTGGTCACGCGGTGGAATTCCAAATTATGACAACGGTGACGCGTTCATTGAGCTTTGGCAGACAGAAACAGGATTACAGCGCTACCCACGTGAAGGTGAGTGGCAAACATATAAATACGATATTGGGCAGCTTGATCTACTTGAAACGTTAGATGTATTCGCTGCCCAGTTAGATGAGGAATTACAACAATGAAACCAGAACAGTTTATTCGTGAGTTTGGCGAAAAGAAGGCGAGAGAGGTTGTTGAGGGGGCGCCAGAGTCAGCATCTTTGGTCTTTTATTACTTTGATGAGGTTAATGATGAATTGCTAGGACCAGAATACTACAGAGACAACGGTTCCCAGCATTTCAATAAAGAAAATAATTCATGGGGGTTTTGTTTAGACCCGCAAATCATAGTAACGGAACCGCATGATGCACTAGTGAGTGTTGAGGACCTCAAGCGTCTCGTTGAGAGTGTTGAATGCAGTGAAGGAGCCAGCCATGAGTGAGCTTAAAGTCGGGGATAAGGTGCTCACCATAGACCCTTGGTTTGGTAATGACTTACTAACAATTGTTGAGTTTAGAAGAAGTGAAACTACAGTTTATGCAATTTTCTCAGATGGAGGTTTTTTTAGAACATCAGCTTTGAGATTGGCAACACTAGATGAAGCCAAAGCAGAGTGGCGAGAAGGATCGAAAGAGTTTGATTTGTTTTGGTACGGGCAAAGTCTAGGTGAAGCGATTAAGGCGCATGAGCTTCTAGGTGAAGAACTTATTGAGGGAGGAGCTGCATTTGTTGGAGATAACTCCAACATCGTACAAATGGTCAACGACCTAGGCGACGACTTCCCCATAGAAAACCGCATCAGCCCGCTGTGTAAAACGATAGGTGATCAATCATGAATTTTGATGAATGGTGGGAAGAAAACTATGGCGAATATAGCGGACAGTCAGCTCAAACAAAAATCAAAATGAGAATGGCCTATGACGTTGGAGTTGAGCACCAGCAAGCAAAAGTGGAGGAGCTGCAAAAGCGGGTGGATAAGGCACTAGAACTAATGCAGAAGCCTGTAATTGTGGGAGAGCCTGCAAAGTATGTTTGTTCAAGGTTCAAAGAAATAGAGCAAGCGCTCAAAGGGGAAGGACAATGAAATACCTAATTCCACTACTAGTCATTTTACTGGTCGTGGCCTTCCTTTGGGATCGCCACTTTACAGAATTACGCCTTGAGAAGTGCGCTAAAGCCAATGCTCAAGTTGTCATGGTCTATGGCAAGGCTAGATCTTGCCCAGAAGGAGCACAGCCATGACCACATTCAAAGAGGCTCAAAACGAGGTGGTAGTAGTTGAATCGGTAGAGGGGGAATATCTCACTGCCGATGAATACTTCCAAGAACGAATTAATAAGTTGAAAGAAGAGGAAATGAGGCAAAGGGAAGAAATAGAAAGAATAAAGATAAAGCACAGGATCGAAACAGAGGCGATATGTTTTCTTACTGCGGCCGCTATTGGTGGTTTTGGTTGGTAGATCTTAATTAATCACACAGCAAACCTAAAGACCACACAGCAAAAACTAGCCCTATTCACAACGAATGGGGCTTTTTATGGCTAGTACTCGACAAGTTAAAACACCTGGTGCAGCACCAGAGTCAACGGTTGACGAAGAAGTTAAAACAACCAAGTCAGAAACTACTGAGCAGCAGCCAGCAGACACAACGCCAGAAGATCAAGCACAGACTGGTGACACTGAGTCAGAAACAGAATCAACGGTTGATCAAGCAGCATTGATTGAAGAGTTGCGTCTAAAACTTGAAGCAGCTGAAAACAAAAACAAATCTCTTGAAGGTCAATTGCGCCGTACTACACCAGTAAACACTAGTGATATGGCAAAAGCAGAAACAGCGAAAGCTGGCACACCTTATCTAAGCGCTAAAGGCTGGACGCGAGGGGCATAACTATGTGCGGTGGCAAAGTAGTTAGACAGGATCCTGAGGCAGACGCAGCGGCAGCAGCTCAAAAGGCTGTGACTGAAACCAATGCCAAAAAAGCACAGCGTCGCACTCTAAACCAGACCAGCGCATTAGGTTCAGCACTTGCGCCTGATACCGCTGCAACTAAAACAAAGTTAGGCGGTGGCTAATGGATAAAGGCGCTCAAAAGTTTTGTCGTCGCTTAGGTCAATTACGACTTGAGCGCTCTATTCATGAATCACACTGGTCTGATTGCTACAAGTTTGGCGCGCCTGAACGTCAGCAAAACTTTAGTTCTACAACAGATAACAAAGGGCAGCGTGAGAATGATCGTGCAGACCTTTACGACTCTACGGCGGCAGACTCTGTACAAGTTTTAACGTCAATGATCATGAACGGCGTAACGCCAGCTAATGCTATTTGGTTCAAAGCACAACCCGATGGCATTGATGATCTTGCAGAGCTAACAGAGGGTGAACGCTGGCTTGAAGATGTGTGTCAATTCATTTGGCGCAATATTCATGCTGCTAACTTTGACAGTGAAAGCTTTGAAACCATCACAGACGTAGTTACAGCAGGCTGGGGCGTTCTCTTCATCGATATCGATCGTGAAGCTGGCGGTGGTTATGTGTTTGAGTCATGGCATCCGGGTAATTGCTTCATTGCCTCAACACGTGCAGATGGTCAGATCGATACGATTTACCGTGAGCATACGATGACAGCCGAAACAATGATCAACACCTATGGTGAAGAGAATTGTCATTTCCAAGTTGTACAGATGGCACGTACAGCGCCAGATACACGTTATAAGCTTTTGCATGTGATTGAACCACGTAAACAAGTTGGCGCTGGGCAACTTAACAAAGCAATGCCTTTTGCTTCATATCACATCGATGTAGATAACGCTGTGATCATGAAAGAGTCAGGTTTTCATGAGTTCCCATGTGCTATTCCACGTTTGCGCCGTTTGCCAAATTCCAACTATGGCAACGGTCAAATGACTATCGCATTGCCTGACGCGAAGATGGCTAACGAGCTAATGAAAAATACAGTTCGTGCAGCAGATCTACAAATCGGCGGTATGTGGATTGCAGAAGATGACGGTGTATTAAACCCGCATACAGTACGCATCGGGCCACGCAAGGTCATCATTGCGAATAGTGTCGATTCTATGAAGCGCTTAGATGACGGCACCAACTTTCAAATCTCTGAATATCTGCTTACCAACCTTCAAGGCGGCATTCGCAAAAAACTTATGGCTGACCAGTTGCCGCCAGTAGGTACGCAGCAAATGACAGCCACAGAGATTCACACTCGCGTTGAGCTAATCCGTCAGATGTTAGGCCCAATGTACGGCCGTTTACAGACTGAATATTTAATTTCAATTCTCGATCGTTGCTTTGGTCTGGCTTTGCGTGCTGGTGCTTTAGGACAGCCGCCACAAGAACTTTTAGGACGCAACTTGTCATTCAAGTTTGTATCACCTTTGGCGCGTTCACAGCGTCTAGAGGAAGTGATTGCAACAGAGCAATTCATTGCCAGTGTCGGTCAGATGGCAGCAGTAGAGCCAACCATTTTAGACAATGTTGATTTTGATGCAGTAGCAGTCGTTACAGGCACAGGCCGAGGCGTACCACAGAACATCATGCGTACAACTGAAGAAGTCGCAGAGCTACGACAAGCACGTCAAAAAGCCAAAGAAGAACAGGCAGCAGCTCAGCAACAACAAGCAATGCAACAAACCATTTTAGAGAAAGGCGGCGATGCGTTAGCACAAAGCATGGGCGGTCAATTAGGCACTGAGGTGATGCAATGATTTATCTAGTTATTGGATTGGCTGTACTGGCCGTTACTGCGTTTATTGGATGGTTTCGAGCTAAGAATAAGTTCTTGTTGCATCAAGAGATGTATCGAAATGAAAGAAATGCCCACTTTCAAACGAAGCTGAAACTCAATGTAGCAGAGCAGACTGTTTTAGAGCTTTCAAACCCACCGCCACCAAGCGAAGACACTAAAGAAGAATCAGAAGAAATTGGCAACTTTGTACGCACCAAACGCATGAAGCGAGCAACGCCAGAAACGTACCGAAATGTATTTGATTTGGACATTAACGGGCAGCGCGTACTTGAGCATTTGACCATGGTTTTTTGCAAAGACCCATTTGTAGCAGATGACAAAGGCGGTGAACGCCAGACCAGCTACAACCTTGGCGCACAAGGCGTTATCAACTTCATCGTAAACAACATTAATCAAGCAAATCAACCGAACTATAAGGAACAAGACAATGACTGATCAAAACATTCAGCAAGAGAACAACCAAGAGCAAACACAAACTTCTGCTTTAGGTGGTGGTCAGGATCCTATTACTCAGGAAGGTGGCGATCAGGGCGATCAGGGCGGTCAAGGTGGTCAAGAGCAGCAACAACCGTCTGTAGTTCCTGAAACTATCGATGATTACAAGGTTGAGCTTGAGGGCTTTGACTATGACGAGTTTAAGGCCATTCCTGAAAACCAAGAGTTTTTAGAGCGTGCGCGAGCAGCTGGCTTTGATAGTGAGAAGTTGAATTTCTTGCTTGGTGAATACAGTCAGCTATTGCCGAAAATCATGGAGCAAAACGCAGCATTAGACGCTGAGGGATGCGTGCAGGCCATGAAAGAAGTGTGGCAGGGCGATACAGATAAAAACTTTAGCTTTGCTCAAGCTGCGGCACAGAACGCCATTCAGAACGGCATTTTGACAAAAGAAGAAGTGAATAGCCCTCAATTTGGCAATAACCCGCTTGTTTTGAAAATGGCTGCGTACTTTGGCCAACAACTTCAAGAAGACACACCGCCTTCTAATACACAGCAAAGCGGTGGTGAAAATATTCAATCATTGATGAAGTCGGAAGCCTACTTGAATGTGAAGCACCCAGATCATGATCGTGTGTCTGCCGAAGTTCAAAAGTGGTACGAGAAGCAATATAAATAATTGGAGAAGTTAGCTATGGCTATAGTTAATGAAAATAGAATCACGGCGGCATTTGTACAACAGTTCCACGATACATATGAAGTCGCAGCAATGCAAAACGAATCACGTTTGCTTAAAACTGCGCATAATCGTGGGAAAATTCAGGGTGAGTCGTTCACTATTAACGACATGGGACAGGTAGAGATGAAGCCGTCAGGTGCGCGTTTTGGTGCTACTGTACTGACGATTCCTGATAGTGGTGTTCGTACTGCACTAATGTCAGATTACGATTTGTTTATCCCTATTGAAAAGCGAGATGAGCCTAAGCTTAAGGCTAATCCTCAAGATAAATACATGACTAATCTTTTAAGTGCACGTAACCGTAAAACTGATGACATCATTTATCAAGCTTTGATTGGTGGTGTAACTCGCAAAACAGTTGATGATGCTGGTGCGGAAACTGTATCAGTAGTTAATTTGCCAGCAAGTCAGATCATTCTTAATGGGTTTGGTACCCTTAAGCAAAAGATCATTAAAGCAAAAACTCTTTTCCGCAAGAATGAATGTGATGAAAAGAACGGCGAACGTCTTTACATGATTTACACATCAGACATGATGGAAGCTTTCCTAAATGATACGACATTGACAAATGCCGATTTCATGAAAATCCAAATGTTACAAGACGGTGAGCTTGGCACAAAATGGCTTGGTGTGGAGTGGATCCCATACGAAACTTTAAATAACGGTGCTGGTGGTGCAACAGAAGGCCGCGCAGCAATGTATACAGGTACAGCCGTTCACTTTGGTGATGCTGATATCACAGGCTTTGATATCTCAACTCGTCCAGATTTGAAAAATATCAAACAAGTTGGTGGTGTTCATTCGTTTGGTGCAGGCCGAGCAAATGAGAAAAAAGTCGTGGCTATTGATTTCCTTCGATCTGCTTAATCCTTATTCCCATCACCTTCGGGTGGTGGGTTTTTTATTCAAAATAAAATAGGAACACCAAAATGACCAAACCAGTAACAGAACAAGAATTAGCTGAAAAAGCTGTAGCACCACGCGTAACGAAAGCAGATATTGATGCTTTAATGGCACGTGTAACCTATACAGTTGAACAACGTCCGGGTGGAACAACTTCAACTTTTGTTCACGCCTTCTTAGATGGAAAATTCTTTTTAGCAACAGGTTTTAGTGCTTGTGTAAATGCTGAAAATTTTAATGCTGATATTGGTGAACGAATGGCCCGCGGCAATGCTGAAAAGCATGCTGAAAATAAGCTTTGGGAGCTTGAAGGTTATCGACTGTTTGCCGATCAATTTTATAAAAATGAAAAATATTGTTCAGATGAACGCTCTTGTGTTAATTGCTTTGCAGATCAGTACTCAACGGAAACTCAAGGCGAATGCTTAGATGCGCCTAAGTCTGAAAATAGTGAAGAAACTCAAGCTGTACAGGGTACAGGCATCAATTCATATGCTGACCACTACTCCCTAATTGAGAAAGGAAATTTTTTGCTTAAAGTCCTTGAAGCTCCAGCATCAAAAGATATTATTTCCTTGGCTGAAACTAAGTTACAGGCAATTTTAAATAAGTTTTAACACACAATAAAGCCTACCTAAAACCCGCTCAAGATAATCAAAATTGAGCGGGTTTTTTATTATGACAACAACAAATATCACCATTTGCAATCAAGCGCTGGGGATGCTGGGCGCTAAGGGTATTTCTTCATTCGAAGAAAATACAGAAAATGCACGGCGCTGTGCAGCACTATATGGCCCAACACGTAAAGCGCTCTTGCGCATGCACCCATGGTCTTTTGCTAAACGCCGTGTGCAATTAGCACCAGTCTCTACACATCCATCGTTTGGCTATCAACATGCATTCCCTTTGCCACGTGATTTTGTACGTGTGTATGATGCTGGGGAAATCGAATATGAGGTCGAGAGCCGTCACATTCTTGCTAACACCAGCCTAATTAATCTTGTCTATGTGGCAGATGAACAAAACGAAGAGATGTGGGATTCACTTTTTACTGAATGCATGGCGCTTTACCTAGTTAGAAAGCTTGCTAAGCCAATCACGGGAAGCAGTGCGGAAGGTGAAAGTGCATGGCAAGAGCTAAGAAACATGCTACAGCAAGCACGTGCAATCAACGGCCAAGAGCGTCCAGCGCAAGATTTTGCAGCTAATGACTCCTCACGACTTATGGAGTCACGCTACCAATGAAACAGTATGTCATTAAAAATAATTTCAGTGCCGGTGAACTGTCTCCAACTTTGTACACCCGCACGGACATTCAGCAGTACGGAAACGGTGCCAAAAAATTACTTAATGTGATTCCACTTGTAGAAGGTGGGATCAGAAAAAGACCAGGCACGTTTTTTGTGAATCTGTATGAAAATGCGGTTCGCCTAATTCCATTTGTGGTCAATTCAAATCAGGCGTATATGCTGATTTTGAAGCCTTTGGCGATTGATATTTACGACCCAAGAACAAAAACCGTAGTTGCAACAGTGACAACACCTTATACGGCTGGACAAATCCCTGAATTGCAGTTTGTACAGTATCGCTATGAAATGTTTTTTACTCACAATGATGTGCCAGTACAGCGTTTCCGTAGCTCTACAGATTTTACTAACTGGGAGTTTAGCGAGTTTGTTTATACCAATGCACCGACAGACTCGGAAAGTGCGAGAAACCCATTTAGAAAGGGCACGCCATCAGGTAAAGACATTGGATCTTTTGTATCTTTTACCCTCGATGACATTAACGCATGGGTAGAGATAACAACTTATTTGGTTGGGGATGTAATTAATTATAGCGGCAAGTTATATCAGGCTCTTAAAGATGGTGCAGGCCATCAACCAGATATATCACCGACATATTGGGTAGAGATTACGACCGATACAAGTGGTTTTACAGCTGCAGATGTTGGAAGTTTTATTGACGTAAACAGCGGCATTATAAAAATTACCGAGTTTGTAGGCGCTAATCAGGTCAATGGTGAAGTGCTGGTAAAACTTGAGTCAGATATCAAGGCCATAGAACGAGCATGGTCTATATTACCACCAGCTTTTAACAGCACGGATGGTTATCCACGTTGCTGCATGTACTTCAAACAGCGCTTAGTACTGGCCAACACAAAAAAAGCGCCTAACAAGATATGGTTTAGCGCCGTTGGGGGAAATGCAAACTTTCTTGAAACTACCGATGACGGGGATGCGTTCAGCGTTGTTTCTGCGTCTGGTCTAGCAAACAGTATTTTATTTCTTGAAGCTCAGCGCGGTGTAGTTTGCTTGACTTCTGGCGGTGAATATTTGGTGAGTAGTGACGGCGCATTAACCCCAACAACAGTAAACATTGATGAGAACTCCGCAAAAGGTACATATCCATTAACTCGCCCTTGCCGTGTAGGTAACGAAATTCTATTTGTTCAGCGTGGCGGGAGACGCATATTAGCCCTATCTTACCGCTATGAAGTGGACGGATTAGTAACACCCGAAATTAGCGCTTTGTCTTCACACATTGGGAAATTACACGGCGGGATTAGTGAAGTTTCTTATCAGCAAGAACCCGAAAGCCTTGTCTGGTGTGTGCTTGGTGACGGGAAAGTTGCATCTGTCACATTCAACCGTGATCAGGATGTAATTGCATGGGCTAATCAAGACTTTGGCGGCACCGTTAAAAGTATGTGTTCTGTGCCTACAGGCTTGGGCAATGATCTATGTTTTATGCTAATCAACCGCAATGGATCAATGTGTTTAGAACAAGTGACATTCGATGCTTATTTGGATTCACAACGCACGGTAACGCTAAATAGCAATACGCTAGATAAATCCTCGTTTTCTTATCTGAATGATCTGGCAGTAAATCAGGTTGAAGGTGAGTCAATATTCTTTGTCGGCTTCACTGAGACTGAAACGGAAATGAAGTTTCAGCGCATGGCAGGCCAAACAATTAATTACGGTCAAACCATTCGTAGTGAAGCGGTTTTATTGCCACCTGAATTAAATCAAAGCCCTTCCTCAACTTTGCTTTTCAAGGCCAAAATTGACCGAACAGCATTCTTTTTTAATGAAACTCTTGCGCCTGAACTTAACGGCGAAATGATCGAGCTTTTTACTTTTGACAGCACGCCAATGGTCGCACAGAAGCCTAAAACGGGGTTCTTTTTGGTTGAGGGCGGTACATGGGAAGACCTTCACTCTGTGCCGATTAAGATAACACACAACAAACCTTTGCCTTTCCACTTGCAAGCTATAGCCATGCAACTATCGATCAATGAGAGATAACCATGAAAATACGCCTTGCAACACTTCACGATATACCAATGTTGGTGCAGATAGGCGCTGCATTCGTCAGTGAATCACCTGTATTTAAAAACCGTGGTTATTTACCCGAAAAAGCAGCCAAGCACTTTAAGTGGTTGCTTGAAGGCAATGGCGTAATTTTTCTAGCCATTGATAAAGGTCAGATCGTTGGCGGCTTTGCTGGTGGTATCTCAACAGATTGGTATTCAGATCTCAAGCTTGCATATGACCACGTTATGTATGTAAAGCCAGACAAGCGAAATGATGGCATTGCTAAAGCATTAGTTCAAGCCTTCATAGGTTGGGCGGTTGGTATGGGTGCTAACAATATCTGTTGTGGCACTTCAACCATGGTGAACACTCAAAATTGCATTGAACTCTATACATCATTGGGCTTTCAGCTTTCAGGCGCAGTTTTAGAGATGAAGGTGTGATTATGGATAACGAAGCTTTGCAAGTTGAAAAGACAGAAACGTTAGAGCGAATTTTACAAAATCCTGACCGCCGTACTTATCTAGAAGTGGTTAAGCGGATTCAAGATCAGATTCTTGGTGGTATTGCCTCTAATGAAATGGAAGAGCGCGAACCGCCAGTTATTCATCATTTCGGCCCTGATATTTATATGCGCCAGATGGATGCAGCCGAAGGCACGTTAGTTATTAGTCGAATGCATAGCACAGAGCACTTCAATATTTTGCTTAAAGGTGCAGTATCACTCATCACTGAAGATGGTATTAAAACCCTTTATGCACCGTTAATTATGAAGTCGTTACCCGGTACTAAACGTATCGGATATTTTCATGAAGATAGTTCATGGCTGACTATCCATCCAACAAAAGAAACTGATGTTGCAAAGCTAGAGGAAGATTTAACGATCCCTGAAAGCGAAATAGATAACTTTCTGAAAAGCATTGGTTTTGAAGATAAGGAGTTTATCGCATGTCCTTAGCTTATGTAGCAGTTGCCACGGCCGCTATTAGTACGGCCATTGCTGGTTATTCCGCATATTCAACAAACAAAACCCAACAAGAGCAGGCCGAGGCTGATGCGGATGCAGCAAAAGCAAGTGGTCGTTTAGAAGCTGAACGAATCAGAAAGCAAAAAAATAGAGTCCAGTCGGCGGCAAGAGCACAGGCGGCTGAAAATGGCTTGAGTGTCAATGAAGGTACAACTGTGACGATCAATGACAAGATCGAACAAGATGCACAATATGATGCAGCAATGTCCGAAATAGCAGGCTACAACGCATCACAGCGCTTAAGAGCAGAAGCAAGTATTTACAAGAGTAATGCAAATACTGCAGCAGCAACGGGGCTTTTAAATACTGTCTCAACTGGTGCTGGTGGGTACGCAAAAGCTAAAGGAGGCTGGAAGTAATGGCACGTATCCCAATGGGCAACTTTGGAAACGCTACGCCACAGGTTGAGCGTATCCAAATGCCACAAAACCAAAGCGGGCAAATGATTGCTAATACACTTCAAAATGTCAGTAATACGGCTGGGCAAATAGCTGAAAAGCAAAAACAAGATCAAATCAAAAAGGATGATTTAACAGCTTCTACCATTGTTAGTCAATTTGGTTTAGATGCTGAAAACTTGGGTGCAGAATATCGCCAAAAGGTTGCCAGTGGTATGAGTGCCACAGATGCCGATCTTGAATTTTCGAAAGAATATGGCTTGAAGATGGATGAGGTGATTGCACAGCTTCCAACAAGTGTTAGTCAGGGATATAAGGAAAATCTTGTTAAATATGGCGCTGGTCAGGTGGGAACATTTTATCAAACTGGACGCAATGTGGCCGGCGATTTGGCAAGGACTAACCTTAAGTTGACACTTGAGAATGCATCCAAAATGGGGGATCAAGAAGCAGCTCTGCCATTAGTTGAAAATGCTTTCAATGCAGCTTCTGAGTATTTAAGCCCAGCAGAGGTCCTTGAATTTAAATCTAATTATAAACAACAACAGCAAAGTACTAATCTTGGTTATCGCTTATCAAGCGCACAGACATCCCAAGATTACCAAAATATATATGCAGATCTGCAGGATGAAAATAAATATAGCAATATACCTAGCTCGGTAAGAAATAGTGCTATTCACTCTGCTAAAAGTGGATTGCTTCAAATCCAAAAGCAAGAAATACAAGCTCAAAATAAAAAAGAATCAGAAGCTGCTAAGTTAGTAAATGATTTGCAAACAAATGTGCTTTCTGGTGGAAAGATCAGCCTTGATTATATGACTAATATTGGTAAGGCTACGGAAGGCACAGCAGCTTATTCTGATTTCCAATTTCTACAAGAAAATTATGTAAATATTCAAGAGTTCCAAAACCTGAGCACTAGTGACAAGAAAGTGAAACTTGATCAATTAGAGCGCGACTTTAAAAACACTCCATCTGATAATGCATCTGACAGAAAAAAACTTTTAGATTTATATCGTAGTAGTTATAACCAAGATGTTTCTGATGCGAAATCAGATAACGTATCGGCAGCAGGAAAACTTGGAATTGAGGTACGAGGCTTCACAGGTATGCAGCTTCTAACTGATCCAGAAGGCACAATGGGGTTAATTGTGAATAATTTGCATGCCTTAAATCAAGCAAAGAAAATAGAATCCAATATCAGCCTTGATCCAATCCCATCATTAAACAAAGCTGATATTCAGGAATCTTTTGAGAAGGCAAGTGCTAATAAGAAATTAGATGTATTAGCTAGCATTATGAAAGGTTCACAAAAAAATAGACTTCCCTTGAGCGCCACTAAAGAAATTATTAAAACAATTGGTGGTGGTGATGGTATATACAACATTGCCGCTGTGGCTGTGGCAAATAATGCCGTTTACCATGGGAAAAATACAGGGCACATCATCTTATCTGGTGCAAGTTTAATTAAGTCTCAAAATCAAATTACTCCATCGGATTTGGAAGAAACGTATCGGGGGCGAATCAGCAACTTAGCAGGGGATGGAGATTATTCTGCAAATTGGTCAGCATTCAAATCGGCATATGCTTATTTTGAATCCGAAGCTGGGCATCATCAAAAAAGCAAGGATGATGGGCATAATGCAGACTCATTCAATAAAGCACTAGATGCCACTACCGGTGGACTTTACCAACAACACAACACCTCATGGATAGGAAGTGGAAAATTCAAAACCACAAATGGATCAATAAGTGATTGGCGAGTTCAGAAACCCTACTTGATGAGTGATCAAGGTTTTGAAGTGGCAATTAATTCAGGATTTGAGCAGGTTGCTAAAATGCATAATTTATCGCCAGATTTTGTAAAAGATAATTATCGCCTACAAGCAAGACAGGGTTCTACATATGATCGAAATGTAATTTATGACTTGCTGGATGCAGATGGTAAGCAATGGAATGTGAATGGTAGAACTCAAATGATTATTGTCACGAACAAGCGGAGATAAGCAATGGGATTAGCCTACAATGCCTTAGATGACGATGATAGCGATTTAGATGCTTATGACTTAAGTCTACGCATGAAACCAAGCGCAAGCTCTGGCACACCAACTGATCCTAAAAATTTAAAAGAAGAGCCAGGCTTTTTTTCTGGATCATCTACGGCTATTCAGCGTGGCGTAAAGTCAGGCTTAGGGAAGGTTGCTGTTTCGTTGATTGGGACAGAGCAAGAAAACCTTGATGCTGCAAAAGATAGCAAGTTACAGCAACAACTTTACCAGTTGGCTGTAGAAAAAGATGGAGTGATTAAAACAGGCACTTTTGAGCAGTATACGGAGCGAGCATACAAAGAGGGCAAAAAAGATACCATGCAATTTGTTAAGGACAATAGTCCTAATGAAGGTGATGGTATGGGGGCTCAAATTATTAATAGTTTAGGAGACTATGCAACAAGAGGCACAATTGGTGGTGGTGTAGCTGGTGGTGCGTATGTTGTTGGTACTTCGACAAAAGATTATGTTTATAACAAGCTCATTGAGTCAGGTGTTGATGAAGCTACTGCACAAAAGGCGTCTTGGAATGATGGTTTTGTAGATGGTCTGGGAATGGCGGTTCCTATTTACCGTGGTGCTGGAGTTTTAAAAAATGCTAGCTTGGTTGCCGCGCCAGTAGTGCTTACTGAAGCAGGTCATGCAATTAATGAAAATTTGCTGAAAAATAAGGGCTATAAAAAACAAGCAAAAGAGTATGAGTTCTCTACAGAGAACGTAATGACTGGTTTAATTCTTGGTGGGGCAATTAACCGAGGAACGGCATATCTTGATTCACGTGGCAATAAAAAATCATTAGAACAAACTCCAGAAGAGGCACAAACAACTGCTGAAATAAAAGATGAAGTTATACCAGCTATAGCAAAGCGCCTTGAAGATGAGTACAACGAGCTTGGTCTTCATTCAAGTGATATTAAGACAAGAGAGAAAATTAAACAAAATAGAAATGTTGCTGAAGCACAGATAATGAGTGGACAGCCTATTAATGTGCCTCATTCAGATGTTCCCGAGCCAATTGCAAGACCAAAACTAAATAAGTCGATACTAAATAGTAATGGACAGCTTCTAGCTACAAAGGCTGAACAAGTAGGAATTAACCCAAGTGATGCACTAACTATTGCTCACCTTGAAAGTGGCGCAAATTTTTCTGCATCTGCACAAAATAAAAGTTCATCTGCAAATGGCATACTTCAGGTAATTGATTCATCTTGGGATAGATTAGGCGGTGGAAATCGCAATGATTTAAATGAACAAATAAGAGTTGGCTTGTTACATATGAAGGAAGCCAATTCCTATATTGCAAAAAAAATAGGTCGGGAACCTGTTGCCCATGAGCAATATTTAGGTCATTTGTTAGGGCCTGCTGGTGCGGTAAAAGTTTTGAAAGCTGATCCAAATGCAATGTTAATTGACGTAGTCCGTCAATATGATGCAAAAAATGCAAATGCGATAGTAAACAATAATCGTATGACAGGGATGACTGTAGGGCAAGCTATTTCAAAATGGGAGCAAAAATGGAAGAGTGTGAGTGCGCGCTATGGTGGTATAGGATCGGATCGTGTTAGTACAGCATACGATGCTAAGGGTAATTCATATGAATTATTAACTGACATTGAGGATTTATCAAATTTAATAGTTTCTAATGAAATTAACGGCGCTTTAAATTCGATGTATCCCCGAGAACTTCAACCGCGTGATAGATCGAGCGCTGCATCGCAGTTGCAGATTGATAGCATAGCAAATAATTTAAGGTCTGAATTGTTAGGTAATAGTCATCGTGTATCTGATGGTGCACCTATTACTGGTTTAGACAATATTGTTGAGTCTGGTAATGGGCGGACTTTAGCAATAAGTAAAGCTTATGAGACAGGAAATGCGGAAAATTACCGCGCATATGTTGAACAGTATGCTCAAGAAAATGGAATTGATATTTCAAACATGCAGCGCCCAGTAATTATTAGGAAGCGCTTAACAGATACTGACCGTGTAGAATTTGCACGGGCAGCCAATCAATCCGATGTGGCTGGTTACAGTGCAACTGAGCGTGCTCGAAATGATATTTTACCTGATACAAGTCTTTTAAAGTTCAACCAAGATGGGAATATTAATTACGACCAGTCGAACGATTTTATTAAGCAGTTTATTCAAAATATTCCTGAAGCAGAACGTGTTAATTTAATTACGAGAGACAATCAACTAAGTCAAGATGGTAAGAGACGTATTGAATCTGCTTTGACACACCATGCTTATGAAGATTCTGGATTGGTGGCCCGACTATCAGAAAATATTGATGATGGTAGTAAGAATGTATTGAGTGCGCTTTTGCGTAATGCAGCACAATTATCACAGCTTAATGATTTAGTGAAACAAGGTGGTAGACATGAAAATACTATCGCGAAGGATTTAGCTCAGGCAGCGCAAAAATTAAATGACTTAACCACCAGTGGTGTCAAAGTAGAGGACTACTTAAATCAAGGTCAGCTTATTGATGACGGTCTAAGTGATGGTGCAAGACAATTTCTAAGTGTATTTGATAAAAATAAACGCAGTGCCAAAGCCATTTCAGACGTTATTCAAAGTGAAATTGATCGGGTCGAGGCAATGGGTGATCCGCGACAAGGTTCCTTATTTGGTGATACACCAGAGCAAATTACTGCGATGCAAATTTTAAGAGACAATCCTGATATGGATATAGCAACCTCCATTGAAGATGCAGCTGGTAATGAGCTATCAGCAACTACGAAAGCTTCAAATGTAATGGAGCAACTAAAAAAAGAAACTGAATTAGCTGATATGGATATCCTTGCATCTCAAACTGCGATTAATTGTTTCTTGCAGTATGGAACTTAATACACAACGGATCACAGCAGAATTAATGCTCAGATAGCTAAAAACTATTTGGGCATTTTTTATGAAACCACAATGTGAAGCAGCTGTAGCTAAAGCGCTTGGCAAGCAATCTTTGAATCAGCAAGAAGCAAAAAAGATAGAACAACGTGTAACGAAGGCGATGACTAGCCTTGCGCGTCAAGATATTAATAAGTGGCGGAATATGAGCCAGATAGATAAGTTGACAGCAGCAAGTGAACAAGTTGCCAAGGATATTCAAAGTGATTTAGCACGAAAAAAACAGATTTTAGCCAAAGATATCATTAAGAGAAGCCAAGGTTTAGAAATTTTAAAAACACCCGGACTTGCAGCCAATCAAAATTTAGACCGCATGATTGCTCATAATGGTGACATGTCTGGCATCACGTCTTTGAATTCAGAATACAAAGTGATTGCCAATGAAACAAAACGCCATATGTGGAATTTCTACACCAAGATCAAAGGTGCTTTAGGGATTTGGACTGACAATAACTTGATGAAAGATGTGGCCCGTGAGCGTTTCGGCGAAGATACTGGCAATAGTGTTGCAAAACAAATAGCAACTGAACTTGGAAAAATGTATGACGACCTTCGTGTGCGGTTTAATGCCGCTGGTGGTGATATTGGGGATTTAGGTGATGACTTTGGGTTTAATACAATTTGGGAAGGAGACAAACTTAAAGATGCAGGTATACAACAATGGTTGGATGATGCTCTAAAAAATATTGATCGATCCAAATATGTAGATGTAGATGGGAACCCATTAACGAATGATCAAATAAAAGAGATGATTAGTTATTCATTTGATTCAATTACAACTGATGGTTTAAATAAATTGAATGTTGGCGAAGTCATTCAGGGTGGAGCTAAAGTTACAAATCGTATGAGTCAGTCTCGTGTTCTGCATTGGAAAAATGCTGATGCATGGCTTGAGATGCAACAAAAATATGGCGCTCTTCCATTCGTTGATTTAATCGACTCTCACATTGATACCATGGCTAAAAACATTGCATTAGTTGAAAAGTTTGGAAGTAATCCAAATCGTGCTTTTGAAATCTTAGCTCAAGAAGCTAAGCGTATTGACGGGGAAAATGGTATTAAAACTAATGTATTAACAGACGGTATTCGCCGTGCAACAACGATGTATGATGTTTTTGCAAATCGTGAGATGAATCAAGGTAGTGAGGCGCTTAATGCGTTTGGTGTGGCTTATCGTGCATGGAATGTATCTACTATGCTTGGTTCCGCACTACTAGCATCCCTTTCGGATATTGCGCCAATGATCAAATTGGCACGTATGCACAATCTTTCAGTGGCAAAATTAATGGGCAACTTAGCAAGTGAGTTGAATCCATTCAATCCAAAAGATAGAGAATTATCATTCAGCATGGGGATCGCAGTAGATGAAATAACATCATCTTTAGGTCGATTTGCTACAGAAGATTTAACGAATGTTTATGATCGTGCAAGTCAATTAGCGCGAATTTCTAACACAGCCTCTTCAACTATCATGCGTGCATCACTGCTTAATGCTTGGACCAGAGCAACTAAAAGCGCATGGTCAAAGTTATTAATGAATAAATATGCAAACCTACCCAAAGAAAAGAAATGGGAGCAATTGGATGCAGAAGACCAAGCATTTTTAACAAGTGTTGGTTTAGATGAGAGAACATGGGAAGTAATGGGATTAGCTGAGCCATTGAAAGATGGAGCTGGTAATCCATTGATGACAACCCAATCAATCTTAAATATCCCTGATGATCAGCTAAAATACTTGGGAAATCCAACAGAAATTAAAAACCAAGCTGTTAAAAAATACTTTTCCCATGTTTTGGATGAACAAGGCATGGCTGTTATTGAGTCTGGTCTTCGTGAGCGTACTAAACTCTTCGGTAAGTCTCATGGCGGCAGTCTCATGGGATTTATGGCCCGTGGAATGATGCAGTTTAAATCCTTCCCTGTAACATTCCTCATGCGTCATGGGACACGTGCTTTGCGTAACGGGGCATTATCTCCTACGCCTTATACTTATATGATCCCGCTTGCAATGGGGATGGGTATAATGGGGGCGCTATCCTTACAACTTGGTGAAATAGCAAATGGTAATAATCCTTTACCTATGTGGGATGATGATGACCCAGATGTGGCTTTAAGTTTCATGACCAAGTCTATGATGAAAGGTGGGGGGATGACTTTGCTTGGCGATATCGTTGCAGCAGGTGCGGATACATCGGGACGAGATGGACGGGATTTCTTGCTTGGGCCAATGGGCGGGGATATGGTCAAAATTGCACAACTTACAAGCGGAACGGCCAATCAGATACTGAATGGCAAGGATGTTACTAGTAAAACAAACCAAATGTATATGTTGGCTAAATCTAAAATACCTGGTCAAAACTTATGGTACGCAAAAACTGTTATGAACCGCTTAATGTTTGATGATCTTCAAAATATGATTGCACCAGACTATCAAGAAAAGTATAAAAGAAAAATGCAAAAGCAAGGCCGTAGCCAATGGTGGGAAAGTGGCGAAGGGTTGGAAGGCTTGAACGGTATTGAATTAGAGGAGGTGGTTAAGTGAGGCTTTTAATATCCTTTTTTTTATTAATTTCTCTTGGTCAGTTTGTACATGCTGATTCAGATGAATATAGTGTTGCTGTTGGGTATAGTGCGGACTTTTGTGATATTTCCAGTAATGAAACATGTATTACGCATTTTGATGAATTAACAAATAGTTTGTTTAAGAAATGGGGTGATAGCTTGCCATATAATTACTTTGAGGATGATCACTATAATGCCAACATTGGCCTTCAAAATCTTTATTGTGCTGCGTTATCTGATCATATAAGAGAATTAAAATATGCTCCAACATTTTTCGATAATGGAATGAAGTTTATTGATGACTATGCAGCAAAACATGCGGTAAGAGAATCGAAATCTTACGATGATTTAAGGAATATGAATTCTGCAAATATCAATATCCCAAAGTATCACCAGTCATGGTTGATAAATGATAAGAATATTTTAAAAGGAGTTATTTTTTCAGGAATTTCAAATATTCTTAATGATGCAGATGTTGCTACAGATGGAGATTTAAAGAGATTAAAAATTAAAAAAAAGATGAAAGAATCATACGATAGTAATTGCATGCCTCTGCTGTAAACCACCCAACAAACCTAAATTCGATCCCCCTTATAAGTTGTTTATATAGGGGGATTTTTTATGTCTAAAGAAAAGAAAGTAGGTCATTTAAAACCTGAAACAAAAGAGAAGTTGGAACTTTGTTTAGAGATGGCCGCTTCAAGTTCTGTCGATTTAATCACGGAGGCTTACGGTCAGGATATTTTTGATAAGCAAGGCCGTGGTGATCTTGTGTGGCTCTATAAAGGAGCCAAAGAAGCCCTTACATGTATGGAAAAGCTTAAGCGCATTCTTAATGATGATGAGCTTTCTGTAGGCGATCCGAATGATAGAAAGATCACGCCAGAAATGCAGGCGGCTAAAATTTTAGAACAGGTTGCAGAAAAACTAGAAGCCAGAAAACAGCGTCCGAGTTAATTCATGATTAAGGTTGGCTTTGCTGCGTTCTATCTGGTTTATGCAGAAACTTTAAACTGGGTTGTGCCTGATTTTCATCTAGATGTCTGTGACTTTCTGGAAGATTATGGCTCGCTCGGTTTATTGATGATGCCCCGTGGACATGGCAAATCGACTATCCTTGATATTTATAACGCTTGGCGTTTATACAACGAGCCAAATCATTTAATCCTGCATCAAGGTGCTACTGATCCAGACGCCTACAAGGTAAGTCGTGGTACTGAGCAAGTATTAGAACGCCACCCTTTATGCCAACTTTTCAACATTAAAAAAGAGCGTGGCGAGACTCAGAAGTGGTGGGTAACTGGTTCTAATGATGTGCGTCATGGATCAATTCATGCACGCGGCATTATGTCTAACGTCACAGGTTCACGTGCAAATGAAATCCAAAATGATGATGTAGAAGTGCCGGGTAACATTGGTACACCCGAAGCACGTGAAAAGCTTAGATACCGTCTAGGCGAACAAACATTTATTTTAATACCTGGTGGGCAAGAGCTGTATGTAGGAACGCCACATACGCATGATTCACTCTATTCAGAAATCATGCTTAACCCAGATGCCAAGTGTCTTATTTTTCGGATGTTTGAAAAGGAAAAACGCTTTGAACAAGTCATTCAAGCTGTTGTTGATTTCAAGCCTGTATATATTTTTAGCGGCATTGGTCGCAGATCAAAGCTTTTAATTGAAGGTCAGGACTATCAAGTAGCAAAACAAGGTTCTGGCTATTTCATTACTTTCGATGAATCACACCCATTAATTGATATCTACTGTGAAGCTCTTTGGCCTGAACGTTTTACGCCTAAAGAGATGCAGAAGCGCCGCCGTAAATGCCGAACGCTCAATGAATGGGATTCTCAATATCAGTTACATGCTAAGCCTGTGGGGGATGTGAGATTGAACCCAGATAAAATGATCCCGTACGACTGTGATCCTTTGCTAACACGTGCTAATGGCGTGTGGCGAATGACTTTAGGTGAACGTCAAATCGTTGGTATTACATGTTCTTGGGATCCAAGCTCAGGTAAAACCAAGTCTGATGTTTCCGCAGTTGAGTTAGTCTTACATGATGATCTTGGTAATAAATACTGGCATCGATCTATTGAGCTAACTGGCGAAGTCGTTAAGACAGATGAACAGGGTAATATTATTGGCGGTCAAGTTTGGCAGCTATGTGACCTTATCGAAGAATTCAATATCCCTAAAATCACTATTGAGACAAATGGAATTGGAAACTTTGCACCTGCAGCATTAAAAGGTGCATTGAAGAAACGCCGTATTCGTTGCGGTGTCGCCGAGCAGCATTCTACGCAATCGAAAAATAAGCGCATTCTTGAAGGCTTAGAAGGGCCTTTAGTGTCTGGCATGCTATGGGTGCATATATCTGTAATTGATACGGAAGACGGCGAAAATACATCGAAACAATACAAGCAAATGCAGCAGTTCAACCCAGCACTATCAGATCAAGAAGACGACCATCTTGATTCACTTGCACGTGCTGTAACTGACTCACCTGAAAGAGTCGGGAAAATACACAGAACAACTGAATCTAATGAACGGCCTAATTGGAGAACAAACGGTGGAATCGTCGAAGCCACCTTAGATTTCAATGATTAGGTGGTTATATGACAGTGCCAGAGCAAATACCATATGTGAGCTATACAGCTAACGGGCAATCAACTGATTTCCCAATTACTTTTGATCTTCATGATCCAGAGTATTTAGTTGTAACTCTGAATAAAGAGATCCCAGCGGTAGGCACATTTACTATTGATATGAATGCCTTAAAAGTGGTGTTTGCTGCTGCTCCCAAATCTGGTGATCAGGTAGAGTTATACCGAGAAACAGAGTTAAACCGCGATACAAATTACCAGAGTTATGACAACTCATTTCGACCAGAAGTAGTTAATTATGACTTTGATAAAATCATTCATATATTACAAGAACAAAACATGATTGATGCGGAGCTTGCCGCTCGAATCAAATATGAAATTGAATGGCGTCGAACTCACGATGCTAATTTTGATGAATTAGCAAAAATGCGTGATGCGCAAATCTTTTCAGGTCTTAAAGGTTATATTGATACTTTATATTCAGCATCAAATCCTAATATTTTTGATGGTATAACTGCTGGTATTGTCTTTGCTTTAGACAAACAAAGTGTTCAAACGCACTTAGAAAATATTTATTTGGAACTTACCAAATCTAATCAAGGCGTTGCAGAAGAAAAAGCGCGAGCTGAAGAGGCTGAACAAGAATTAGCTGATTTGATTTCCACACAACAATCTAATTTGGATTCAGAAGTTCAGCGCTCTACAGCTGCCGAAGCTGCAATTGATGCAAAAGTTAATGCAAATGGTATTGGTAACCGAGCATATAAAACATATGCGGAAATGGATGCAGACAAAGCAAACATTCCAGCGAAGTCTAAAGTGACAGTAACGAATGACCCAGATAGCACTAAAGATGGTGATTATCAGTGGGATGGCACAGTATTTACTAAGTCTGCCTATGATCCCTTAACTCAAGCCAAAGCCGATGCTACGGAAAAGGCTAATGCTGCCGAAGCAAATGCAAAAACTTATACAAATAGTTTAGTTGGGCAAACCGTAGGGAAAATTATACCTTTTGCCGTAGATAAAAACGGAAATATCCCAGTGTGGCTTATGGGTGGGCGGCTCGGTTTTACTGAGTTAGAGACACCGACAAAGGATCGGGTTAAGGCCCAAATGGGTCTAGCTACATCTAATTTTATGCGCATATATCCGTTAATCAGTGATATTAATGGTAACTGCCCGCTTTGGTTACAAGATGGCTTATTACAATTTGCTGGGATTCATCCAGATGCTGTAAGTCTTATAAAAGATCAGTTGGGACCTATTTCAGGATCGCCTTCAAATAATGTCACCAATGCTGCTTATCCGATCGTAAGTGACGGTGCATCCTTGCGACAATTTAAAGCTAAAGCTGCAAAACTTAAAAGTGGCATTACTCAGCAATTACGCTTGGTTATGGCTGGTGATAGCTGGACTGAGCACAAAACCATTACAAATGAGATTTTAACTCTCGTTCGAGCAGCCTTTGGCGAGTCTGGTTCTGGTTGGATCAATTTAGGCACTGAGAATAATCAATTAGATGGTATTTCTTTAGCTCGTTCTGGAACATGGGCTTATGCAGATTTAAACCAAGTCGCAAGTTTTCCGAATGGTTCTGGTCCAGATGGCTTCACTCTTACTAGTAGCACAGCAGATAGCACTATTACAGTTAGTGGATTAGCTAAGGGCAACCAATTAACGGTTTTCTTTGGCAAGACGGACGGGACTTTTAAATATAGTGTAAACGGTGGTTCTGAAGTAACAGTGGTTGCATCAGCCAGTGGCTCTGCCGTTCAAACTGCAACTATTCCTATAGAAGGGGCAAGCAACATTGTTTTCACAATGGTTAGCGGAACAGTGGTTTTCTATGGCATGCATCTTCGTCAAACAAGCGGCTCAGGTATTGAAGTTACTAAGCTAGGAAATGGTGGTGCAACAGGAAAAGATTATTTAAAAATCTCGCCGACTGCTCAAGCTAACTTTTCTTCATATTTGGCGCCTGATGTTGTTGTCTTAATTCTTGGCACAAATGACTACCGTCTTGCGGGAAATACAGTTCAAACCTTCAAGGATGGACTAACCGCAATTATTGACGGCTATCGAACTAGCAATCCAAATTGCGGATTTATTTTAATTGCTCCGGGCAATTCTAATGCTCCTCCTTTAATCCCTCTCTCAGACTTCCGCGATGCAGTCTACGAGATTGCCCAAACAAAACAATGTGAGTTCTACAACTTGTATGATGACTGGGATGTTTTCTCGGTTGAGAACTCAAATGGTCAGTGGGCTGATGCATATCACGTTAGCAAATCAGGTGCTTATCGTATTGCACAAAAACTTTTTATAAATTTCTTTGAGGTTTAATTTATGAACACATATTTGAAAATTGATGATACTTTGCCTGCTGGACTTCCTTATTTAAATCTAAATTCACTAACAATTCCTAAGTCTCTTATGGATATTGGCGGCTTGGCTAGTGCATTCCGTTTCACTGCTGGTTTGGAAGATCTCGTTGGAACAACAGCTAGTACTGTTGACGACCCAATAGCAAATGCAGATGGTTATTCACTTGGTAATTTCGGCTATATCGATACAGGATTAAAAGAAACCAGTGAATTTCTTTGGGTTGGTCTAGTAAAAATTTCTAGTGGTGGAATTTATACTCCAATCATCTCCAATTTTGTGGAAGTAAACCAATCAACAACAGGTAAGTCGCTTGGTAACAATTTAGGTAAAGTCACAACAGCGGTGAAGCTAACTAGCACATCTGATTCATCTGGTGCTTTTAATGCTGCTGGCGCTACGGCTGGTATTTGGGGATTATATGCTTTATCGAAAAAGCCTGAAACTGGCGGCTTTAAATACCATTATGCATTTAAGCCTGCTGGCGGTGCACTTCAACAATCATCCTCTGCATTAGGTACAGCACCAAATAATACAGAATCAAATATATTTATTGGTTGGGCGCCAAAAGCGAATGTTTTAATTCCTGCAGCGTCAACAACAATGAACCTTGCAACTGTTCACACTAAAGGTTTAACACCAACTGAACTTACTACTCTCATGAATGATCTTATTACTGAACTTGCAGAACAAGGCATCGATCTATAAATCCAATATATTTATGAGCCCCTGAAATGGGGCTTTTTAGTGCATGAATATTTACTAGGACAAACATCATTCTTTAATCACTCAATAAATCCATACAAGCCTTAGCTTTAAATAAGTTAGGGCTTTTTTAATGCCAAAGAATTAGAGGTATACATGGATAAAGAAACGGTTAGAGAGATTGTGACGGGGTTAATTACTTATGGCTGGATGATTGCATTAGCAATGTTCGGCGGGCTTGTTTCATTTATCCGTCGATTGAATCAGTCAAAGGATCCTAAGCCATTAAAGGAGATATTTATGCGACTTGTTGGTGAATTAATTATTTCAGCATTCGCTGGGATTATTACGGTACTACTTTGCATTTATTGGAAAATGCCACTTGTTCTAATTGGTGTTTTAGCTGGTATGGCTGGTCACTTAGGTGGTAAGGCGATCGATACATTCGTGTTGATTTGGAGAGCTATTGTTTCGGGCGGGAAATTACCATGAGCAATAAACTTACTGAATCACAAATAATTCAGCAGGCAGAGCTTCTAGGAGTTGAGCCAGCCACTTTAAAAGCTGTCATTGATGTTGAATGTAAGGGCAGTGGATTTAATCAAGATGGAACACCAGTAATTTTGTATGAACGTCACGTCATGCGTCAGCGCTTAATTGCAAATAATAAAGCAAAGGTTGCTGATGAAATGATGCGTAAGCGGCCAGATTTATGCAGCAAAACATCAGGTGGCTACGGCTTATATTCGCAGCAACATGCAAAGCTTAATGATGCAGCTAAATATGACCGCACTAGCGCACTTGAATCATGCTCATGGGGGATTGGTCAGGTGATGGGGTATCACTGGTATTCATTAGACTATCCGTCATTACAAGCTTTTATTAATGCCATGTATAAAGATGAAGCCTCTCAGCTTGAAGCTATGTGCCGTTATATCAAATTTAATGGTTTAATAAATGCACTTAAAAATAAGGACTGGAAAGCGTTTGCTTTGGGTTATAACGGTAAAGCATATGCTAAGAATAACTATGATACTAAGCTTGGTAATGCTTACAAGTTGCACAGCTCACACAATTAATAGTAACGTTAATGTCTCAATTTGTGTGAGAGCACTCTAATGTCAGTTCAGCTAATTAAAATTCGAGATATAACAAGTGATCGAAATCTAGATCTGTTAGCTGACCTCGACAAAAATGGTGAAGTCACCAAAATTTACGACTACAACGGTAATGAATTAAAAATTAATTTCTTGCGTGATGAAGTTTATTATAAAAAGACTTGGTGGAAGTTCTCTAAGAAACAAGGCGGCTAA